AATAATCTTGTTCTTTGTAGTCATAACACCATTAATGAATTGAAAGATTGCTTCAAATCCATTACTATTTTGTTGAACCCATGCTACTACTCGTTCTTTCTTAGGTCCACTTAGTTTTGATGAGTCTACCCATTGACTAAAATGTGTTCCCAGACCGTCTAGGTTGCCCGCCTTTACACTATTATTAATATAAGTATAAAGAATGTTGCCAAAGTCTGCCATTTTTAATTCGGCTGGCACTGCCAATAATTTATCAATTGCATTAGCATTTGATTTTAAGTAACTTTCTAATCTGTCTACTTCTGGAATGTCAATACCAGGAGATTTAGTAACATACACTGGAGGCATAATCCATGTTTTACCTGCTCTAAGTTGTCCCATATCTACGTTGCTTTTGTTTCCGTCTAAATCAATTACTACATGCACTACAATACCGACATCATAATTGATTATCTTTTTACCAATATCACTATTAGAGTCTACTGAGTATGTTGTTACATTTGGCTTGAATACGAGTCTGCCATCTTTTGCTTGTGGAGTAGTGAACCATAATAAATCACCGTGCAAGTATCCTCTGAAGTCGTCAGGAATAACACTCTCTACTTTGTCCCATGCTGTTTTCATATTCTGGACAAATTTGCCTTTGTCTGCTAGTTTTTCAGGAGTAGAGTCTTTTACTTTGCGATTATTGAACATGTCACCTAGTGCATCTGCACTTGTTACTCTACCATCGTAGCCTTTTGCACCAAATCCACTTTTATCTGTAAGAACAAATTCACCATTCTCATTACGACCAAAGATAACGGCTGGTGAGCCATCCCATTTGATACTGATAGATGATGGTGAAGTTTCTATTTGGTGTAATGCGGCAATTGCTTTCTGACCGCCTGCTGTACCTTTATCACCGTCAAGACCTAGAATAAGGTCTTCTATATGCTGAATTCTTGCACTTTCTTTTGGTGCTATATCATCAGTGAGATTCTTTAATTTGTTATGTAACCCAATTTGCTTATTGCGAGGTTTTCTTGGTCCTCTGAATCTTCTTTCTAAACCGGCGCCTAGTATGTCTCTAACTTTCATATCATTTCTTCCCGTATGGGTCTTCGCCCGTTATATGAGGTTTTGCAAACCAAAGTTTAAACCATTCATCTGTTCCTGGCTGAATGTTATTCTTCTTCTGATGTTTAGACTTTGCAGTTCCAGTATAAGAAATATTTTCTTGTCTGACTTCATCAGGCTTATACGGAGTATAAATCCCCGAGAGAACTTTTAATTCTTTTATTTGTTCTTCAAATGTCATCTTTTTTCTTTGCATGAGTAATTCCTCGCTTGAACTTTCTCATGTCTCCTGTACGAATGCTGTTAATAAACCGCTTTGTCAAATCTGTTGCAATTTCCTCATCAAATTCTCGTTGTATAAACTCAATTAAGTTTAGTGCGCCGGAGATTATATGTTCGCCTTTTTGTTCGACAAAACGCTCTGGTTCATTTGCTGAGATTGCCATTGAATTTAATTCTTCAAATAGACTTCTACGTGGTTTATTCATGTCTTTTTCCATTACAGTATTTATCAATTATCATCAAATGGTGTTGCTTTTTTTGACTTTACCATGGCTCTCAAACTCATTGCTGACCCAGTCTTTTCGGGTGGTATAGCAGAGTCTTCGACTGTATCAGTAACTTTGGTTTTTCTTTTCAGAGAATCTATCACTTTAGAAGTCTGTGAATCTTGATTTCCAACTGCTAAATCATCATCACCTAAATCTGAATCACTAATTCGCAAACTATCTCTATCAAATACAAGATTTACTTTAGAACCAACACCGCTTGAACTTCTTGTTTTCAATAGTTGTAGTTGATATTGTCCACGTTCTCTCATTGCATTACTTGTAAAGATACCAATCACGTTATCCGCCGTTTGAATCTTAGAAATACCACCAGCAATATGAGAATGGTCAAACTCAATTTCTTCTACTGCTGAACGATTCAACTGTGATGCTGTCACAACTACTGTTTGTGATTCCATAGCGAAATTACGAATTTCTTCTGTAACATACTTATCTTTAATAAACATATCACCGGGATCAACTTTTCTTGTTGCTGGCATTAAAAGGTCTAGATAGTCAATACATAAACAATCAACTGTTTTGCCTGTAGTTATTTGAAGTTCTTTCAAGTACGCACGTACATCATTGATTGTCGAACCAGACGCCATATACTTGATTCTGAGCATTCCTGCTTTCTTGCCGAGTGTCTTAACTTGTAATTCAACATCGTCAAGTTCTTTAAAGATACGTTTAGTACCACGGTCAGTTGCCATTGCGTCAATACGCATTGCTGATAAATCTTCTGATAATTCTAAGGTAACTTAAACAGTATTCATTCCTGCTAACGCCCAGTTCAATGTCATGTTCTGCATGAATAATGATTTACCTGAACCAGAACCACCAGCAAATATAGTTACTTCACCTCGATTAATACCACCATAAAGTTTATGGTCTAAGTCTTTCCACCCAGTAGTGATTTGACCGTTGTTATCTTTTAAATTCTCAAGGCGTTTACGTGGGTCATCAAAGTAATCAGTACCTAATGACCTTGCTAATGAAATCTGAACTGCATCTTTGATGGTAGTTTCTACTTCACCGTATTTGCCTTCTTCAAGTAAGTCAGCACTGTTAACGATTGCTCGTTCAATTGCTTTGTGTCTACAGAATGTTTCAAATTCATCGATAAACCAATCACTGTGTTGTTCAACATTATCAAGCGTTTCTACAACATGTCCAGTTTCTGCTTTTATCATCTCAAGGGATGGCAAAGAGTTATACTCGTTGCTATAATCAACAAGATACGATACAACATCTCTAACTTCTCTGTCGAAATGAAGTGAATCTATAATTCCTATGACTCTAGTAAACAACTGAGGGTCAGTTAGCATAAACTGAACAAATAACTTCTGCAAGTCTGCTGAATAATTTTTAACTTCTGACATTTATTTCCCTAAACTTTAATATGTTTCAACGAGAACATCTGCGATTCCATGCTTGACTGCATCTTCTGGTGTTAGCCAATGGTCAGTTTTTGGTGCTAGTAGATGTTTTCTAATGTATGGTTCTTTCTTTCCTGTACACTTCATATAATGTTCAAGTAGTTTTTGATTTGTCCATTCCATGTGTGCTTGTGCATCTATCATATCATGATATTGTCCGCGAGTTCCGCCACTAAATTCGTGTGACATTACTGCTGTGTTCTGTGTTAGATAACGATGTCCTTTAACACCAGCCATCATCAACATAACACCACAACTTGCTATTGAACCCATTCCATATGTATGGACTGGAATACGAGATTGCTTGACTACATCGATTAGATGCATACAACTATCAACGTATCCACCTGGCGAATTAATATATAAGTGGATAATTTTTGGTGCATCATCTTCTGCCATTAGATTGTATTCCATAATCATTTTTACGATTGGCATACAATTTTCCTGATTGAAATCTTTGTCCATGAACAATACGCCATTTTCCCGCATACACTCGCCTGGTTGTTTTGGAGGTGTCGGTGGGGAAGGCATCGGTGGCATTGGTGGTGATGATGGCTTTTCTTTTGGTAATGGTATTACATTCATATTCATATTATTACTTCTCATATTATCTTTGCTCCTACGCTTTTTTGTGCGGTCGTTTGGTCCACCCGCTTATTTTTAATTACATTATTCGTGTTTTTACACTTATCTTTGTACTATTACTTATGCGTCCATCAATGATAGACTTCAAGGTATAAAATTTTCCATATTCATTTACGGCATCTGCCGCGTCTTTAATATGTTCTTCCCAGATTGGAAATGAAACACTCCAACCATTTTCTTGTGCTTGATGAATTAGTTTCTTACCTGCATTATCTCTATCAGGACATACAACTACTTCACCTTTGAATTGATTAATATAGTCAACTTGTTTTTGCGATGCTTCGTTACTCATTATTGCAATACAATCTAAGACTGCCGCATCAATTGTACCTTCGACTACAATTAAAAATGTCTTATCTTCTCTAATTTTATCACTATTATATAAAAAGTCTTTAGGTTGCTTTGTCATATATTTAGACTCTGCGTTACCCGTAACATCTCTGCCAGTATAACCGACAATTCTGTCGCCTTGTTTGAATGGAAATATTATACGGTTCTTAAATCCAAATGAACTACTCCAATATGTATCAACAAAGTCATAGACGCCTCTATCAAGGAGATATTTTGCTGCCATGATTGCTTGTTCTGGTGGGTTTTCTCTGTTTAGAACATCATCTAATAGTTCTGAATTCTCTGGCAGTTTCATGCCAATGAATGTCGGAATTCTTGTTACTGTAGTCCGTGATGTGAATACCCATGGCCCTTCTGATAATTCTTTTTCTCTGATACTTGCTATCTGTAATCTCTTTACTTCGCTTTCTGGGACTCCTAGAGACCTCATGAACTTAACAAAGTTTTTATTTACAACATGACCTTTTCTATGTGATGCTGTGAGACCACAATTAAAACAATGATATGATGTGAGATCACCCTCAGACTTCAATCCACCTCTCATTCTTGTGTCTGAACGAGGTTCACCCTGTTCTATACAACACGGACAGTTGAAACTAAGCCAACCGCCCGAACTTTGTCGAGATTTTCCAGGTATAAATGAGTAGACAGTTTGTTGTAGTTCCATATATAGTATAATACTATATTTGAAGCCAAAAGTCAAGTGGTTCTGTTAGTTTCTAACTAATACTTTGTCAATAGTTCCAGTTGCTGTAGTGGGATAAGTAATTCTTAACCAATTAACGTTTGCTTGTATAACATATCCCTGTACTCCAGTCTCATTATTGATTGTGATCTTAGGGTCATACATAAGTCTTGGGGTTAAGTCGAACCAGTCATTATCACTTGAACTAGCAGTTTCACTTAAATCACCTTCTATCTTAACAACTCCTGTGAATCCTGTGAAGTACAGTGCTACTGTATGTAATGATTTTGATTTGATAGTATTACCAGAACCATCAAAAACAGTTGAAATATACTTAGTACCATCATTCCAAAAAGTGCTAGTTGTCTGTGAATTTTCAAATTCTGGATAAACATCATCGACAATTTCTATAGTTCCATGAGCATTATCATTCGTATCAGTGTAAACTATTTGCTCTACACCATTTTCAACAGTGTACATCGCATACTGATAGAATCCCTCCGGAAGCATTATAGTATCTGATGTTGGTATTTCTAACTTCGCCATTCCTTTAGTTGCGTTAGTCACAGTCAAATATCTAAACAATACATTTTCTCTTGAATCTCTGTCATACATTTTCCATATAACAGTTTTACTTGTAAGGTCTATAGACTTTCTATCTGTGTCTCTAAATTTGAATCTAAGGGCATTGTCTATTCCCTTATGTAGTTTGTGTGTAGTGTCATACATTGGCATATTCCCCAGGTATTGAGTCATAGTTGTATGATTGTCACTATCGACAACAACAATTTCTATTTCTCTTTGGTATTGGTATAAGTTAAAATTTATCATATATGTATTTATCTTCCAGAGAGTGAATTTATTTTATGATAAATATATTTATATGATTGATGAAAACAAAATACAGTGGTTACAGGATAACTATCCATTCTTTTCTTGCGTGAAATATGGCAATAAAAAAGAATATACAGAATATCTTGGCATCATTATAAACAGCGACACAACGATAACCTCAATGTACAACTACGAAATGATTGATAGTCAAGAGGCTAGAAAACATTTCATAGAACTTGGCGAACAATGGTGGTGGGAGTCTAATAGATTGATTCCTATAAATCTATTCTTAAGGTCTCAGATAGAACCATTCAGAGGTTGTATTCTAAATATGAACTCTAAAGATTGCGAAGTATTATGGGGTCCAGAAACAAGTCTAACAAATATTATACAAAAAAGAATTAAACGGCGTTCGATTCAACTTGTTCGCAAAATAGATTAAGTTGAACTACGATACTTACTGCATATGCAATTGCGTGTGCCTTTTTAAAATAATATGACCCATCTGTAGGTTTCGTCCAAACCGCTTTCTTAATTTCACTTGCAGGGCTTTTCAATAAGTATCTCTTTGCAGGGCGAATAATGGCGAGTACTTCAGCCAGACCCTCGACACTAGTTGGTTTTAGTATATTTAAGATATCAATATACTGATGTATATGTGCTAATTTTGAAACAACATCTCCATGTTGTAACAAATCCCATATAGGTTCTTCATTAAGAAGTTTTTGTAGATGAGATTCGTCTTTGATTCCAGTATATGCACTATTGTTTAAGAAATCTAGTTTAAAGTATCCACGGTCTTCTGCTTCTTTATAATCAATTGATGATAATCCAGTCAATTGGTCAAATGGAATAGGTTGAAGATACACCCCACTTTTATGCTTTTCATTACTTTTCTTCATAAACGCAGGTATATGTTCAAAGTGAACTAACACTTTATCTCTGCTAACTACATCAATGTCAATATCTGTTTTTACTATATTCATTTCCATACCAAAGCGAACATTGCCGCGTCATTTTCATCTTTAAAATATATATTATTATTTTTTCCAATAATATATATTCCATTACAATTACTGTCACACCAGTCAACTAGTTCTCCTAGTCGACCCGCACCCTTTACTAATGGCGTCACTTCGTAATCTACATTATCAGAAGAAATACGATGCCAGTCTAGATAGTCTGAACTGCTATCAAATTCTGATGCAAACCGTCTTTTAACTTCTTTGGGTTGTGCAATTTTACGAAGTCTTGCTAACCTTTCCTGAGTTCTTTTAGGATTTCTTCTTATTAAGTCCATTGTGACTAGTTGCTCTCCCAAGGAAATTCTATCCACAAATCATCTTCATCTAAATCAATTTCGGTATTACAATAGTCCATCGGTACTTGAGAATTTGGATTATCAATTAGTGAAGCAAATCTAACATTTGTATGCCATGCTTCTGATTCGTAATCTCCTGTCATGCCAACTACCTCTTGCCAATCATCCATGATCCATCTGATTGCGTCTCCACCTCGATTGATATCATCAATGATTAAAATTTTCTTGTTATCTTTTAATGCATCTCTGGCCATAAGAGCATTGCGTTCAGTGTTTTCATCTAATCCATCTGATTCCAATTGTACACATAATGTCTTCATAGGAATTTCAGTAGTATGGGAAAGAAGAACTGCTGGTATCAAACCGCCACGAGTGATTCCCACAATATAATCTGGGCGCCATTCGTCTTTATACATTTGCATTGCAATCGAACTGACTGCTTCTTGAACGCCTTCCCATGTGTATTGTCTAAGTTTACTCATTATTTTCTCCATCATATAGTAATGCTTCAGCGGCAGTATATTGATTATATAAACTTTGAAGAAGTTCGTACTGCTCTAATAACTTCTCATCTGGTACTAAAACTCCAAGACGCTTTTCTATTGTTACCAATCTATTCTGAATATCTTTCACTGAAGAGTCGAGTTCTAATTCCTGGGAAGACGTATAGATATTATTACCTGTAGTCAAATAGTCGCCATATGAGTCTGGACTGATGGTGATGTGATTGGTGTCCGTAATCGTAGCGGTTGAGTTAGTTATAAAATCAAATTCTGCTTGGTCATTCATCTTCTTTATCCTCTGTTACTTTGATAATCATCCAGGTTCCATCTGGGTTTTCTACCCACTCTAGTAAGTCGTCTTGTTTCCAACCCATCTTATCTAGCATTGCCTGTGGTAGTTCTAAGTATAGTTCTTTTGTGTCAGGATCTTCTTGAACTTCCATCACGCCAGAAGTATATGTTTCTTTTTTAGTAGCCATTATACATTCGCCTGTTTTAAAATTGATTTAACAAATTCCACATCATCTTGCCTAGTATCAAACTTTCTTGTCCAAAAAGTTGGATCTAAATATTCATTAATCATAGTCAATTCGTGGTCTGAAAAACTATCGATTAATTCAGCACCGCTATCACAATTAAAAATAACCCAAGGACTAATGCGTCCTGATTGAATATAATGTATTGCCAACGGCTTGCTGACTTCTTTAAAAAATACATTAAACGTCCTATCATGTTCTTTACCCCATTTTTCCATTAACAATACACTTCGTTCTACTGCTCTATCGGCTGATTCTTTTCTATTCAACTCTTGTATGTAAGTTTCATATACAGCATCAGAACACCATTTATCTAATTTTACACTATTTCGTACAACGAAGTCACAAAAATCTTCTGGATTGATTGCATTTATATTTATAATATGTTTGCCAAATTTAGTAAATCCAAGATAAAACTTACTCTTTACGAAATTCTCAAATGTTTTACCACCTGCGGCTTGTGTTATTTCATAGAATCTGTTATATGCAAAGAAGGCAAGTCTTGAATATTTCTCGTCTTTATTCATCCAGCGTCTTTTAGGTTCACAGACGTGAACCATTATAGTCTTTTCAGACTTAAAAGATACTTCGCAATATTGACATTTAAAACTCATTTACTTTTTCTTCTTCCTTGTCTTTTTAGTTTTTCCAAAAATATCATCAATCTCTTTGTCACCCATTCCTAAATCAAGTGCCATTTGTTTCAGATCCGAAACATTGTTCATTTTGAGAAACAGTTCTATCTCGTC